CTGATGGTAGTGGAATTGTAAGTAGTTCAGCTCAATTAACATATAATGGAAATAGAGTAGTATCGAATACAGATTTACCAAGTGGTGTTTATAATAATAACTTTGGTACAAGTGGTTCAGTTGAAGAATTTATAACTAAAGTATTCTTCCCTAACACTACTCCAACTATAACAACAGGTAATCAAACAATAGAAGAATATACATCAAATGGTTCAACAATTGTAACTATTGCAGGAACAGATGCTGAAGGACAATCACTCACATTCGGAACTGCTTCATCTTATACTGATGATTTAGTTAGAGTAGCATCAAATGGTGTTCTAACTTTAAATGCTTTAGCAGTATCATCATCATTCAATACTGATTCAGTAGGTGGAGTACATGGACATACATTTACTGCAACTGCAACAGATACATTTAATGCAATTGTTGAAAAGGATATTACGATATTTGTAACACCAAATGAATCACCTAAATTTAGAGAAGGTTCAACTGGTGGAAATGTTATTACTTCTGTAACATCTAACTTAAATGAAAACTCTACAAATAATACTTTGGTAAAAAGAGTATTCTTTACAGATACGGAAGGTGATGCAATCACTATCACCTCATCATCGATTGATAATAATCATTTCGATATAACAAAATATTCAACTTATGTTGATATTAGACAAAATACTGGTTCATTAGATTATGAACAACAAACAACTTATACATTTAGTATAACTGCTTCGGATGCACATTATGAAAGTGGTGAAGATTCCGATTCAAGAACTTTCTTACCAATTACCATAAATGTAACTGATAACTTAGCACCAACGTTAAGTAATCAACAAGTAACTGGACTAAATGAAAATTCATCAAATGGAGCATCAGCTGGTAATATATCTGCAACTGATAATGAAAGTGATTCAATATCATTTGTATCTTTTAATTTACATAAACTAATACTAGATGGTTCAGTTGTAGCTAGTGGTTCATATGGTGGAACATCACAAGCAACTGACCCACATGAAAATCCATTCAACATGGATTCAAGTGGTAATGTAACAAGAAAAACAGGAGTTCATTTAAATTCTGATTTAATAAATGAATATCAATATAGAGTAACAATACGAGATACGTTTAATGAAACAATCTCATCAGCTTCAGTTGTTAGTGTACCAGTTTCAGATGATATTGCAGCAACTATATCAGATAATTGGTCTGCTGGTCCTTATATAAAAGAATCAGAACAAAGTGGTACAACTATAAAGACAACAAATTATGGTTCAACACAAGCAGATTACAATTCAAATCAAAGTGGTACATGGGCATCATCTAATTCAGAAATTGCAATAAATTCAAATGGTAATTTATCAATAGGATTTGATATAAGTGGTTCTGCTAAACAAAGTGGAGATTCATTAACATCAACAATTACATTTACAAATACATTCGGTACTCAAACTACTGATAGTTTAAGTGTAACTATTTTAGAAAATGATGCACCAACTGCAACATTTACAAATCAAACATCAAACTTAAATGCTAATTTAGCAACAACAAATACAAACTTAGTTCTTGTAGGAATTACAGATACAGAAGGGGATACACCATATTCTGCTTCATTGAGTGGAACGGATGCATCTAAACTTAATTTAGATTATCAAAACTCTAATTCATCATCTGTTTATATAAGAGCAAATGAAGATTTATCTGCTGGAACTTTAAATTACAATCTTAAAGTTACTGATAACTATGATAAATCAACAACATATAGTAGTAAAACAATAACAATCGCATCAGCGAATGATGGTACACTTGGTGGAGATACAACTTCTTACATCATAGAATCAGGAGAAAATGGAGAAGCAATTAGAGATGCAAGTGGATTTGGTGCAGGTAACCAATCACAAATGAGTGTATCTTATTCACCAAACTATGGTTCACAAGTAGTACAAGGTTCATCATGGACTTCATCAAATCCGGCAATATCAATAAATACAAGTGGACAATTATCACTTGCATTGGATATTAGTGGTTCAACTACTTCAAGTGGTGATGATATTGTTTCAACAATCGGATTCCAAGACCAATATGGTAATGCTGGAAGTGGAACTGTAACTGCGAATGTATTTGCTAATCTAGCACCAACTGCTACATTTACAAATCAAACTTCAAACTTTGAAACCGATAATGCAACAACGGGTACTACTATGGTTAGTATGAGTATTTCTGATACAGAATCAGATACTCCATTCTCAGCATCACTAAGTGGTACGGATGCAAGTTCATTACAATTGGTGTACACAAATGCAAACTCTTCTTCGGTTGGAATACAAGCATCTGGTAATTTATCAGCTGCAACTTACAATTATAATGTAAGAGTAACTGATAACTTTGGTAAGAGTACCGATTATAATAGTAGAAGTTTCACAGTTGCAACATCTGCAGATTACGGAAAGGTTTATGTGTACGATAGTGGATATAACAACTCAACATATAATACTTCAATTGGTATTAGTAGTGAAGATGGTTCAACTCCACCAGTAGCAACACCATATAGTGATATTGGATTTATTGACCAAATAATAAATGATGATGTACTAGGTGATAGTTCATTTACCTATTCATTTGGTGGTACACAAACTGCATCTAAATTAGCAGAAGGTACAGGAGCAAATGTACATGATGTATTAAGAGCAATGGGAAGTAGTGGTGTAATAAGTAGAACCAATAGTAATCACTTTATTATAATATTCCCATCTACAAGTGATATGGGTGGAATACCAACAACTACAACCGATTCATATGGTGGTTCTACGACTGGAAGGTATGTTTTGGAAGTTGGAACTGATGGAACAACAATTGATGGTTCAAACACATTAGAATCATCAGATATCAATCAAATAACACTAGCAACTGCACACCTTGGATATACAAATTGGTATGTAGTTGGAGCAACAAACCAAGTTGCAAGTTCAACTAATTTTAATTTAGGATTAAATGCGGAAAGTGGAAGTGGGGGTGTATAATGAAAAATAATATATTTAATATAAAGGAAAAGAAAAATGCCATCGTATAGTTCAAAATTACAATTATCATCAACTGCCCAAAGCAATAATATTGTACTAGCAGATATTGACAAAATTAAAGGCGCGTTTAAAGTTTACACTTCAACTGCTTTAAATGCTGAATCAGTAAACTATTTTGCAGATGGTCAAATTGTATATGTAGAAGATAGTGGTTCATTATATAAAGCAAATGTATCACCAGCAGACCCACCAAATACATTCGTAGATTCAGTAACGTTTTCTCCTTTCTCATTTAATAGTGGTTCGTTTGTATCTGCATCATTTAATAGTTCAACAAGTGCGTTAACTTTATTTGGTGAAGACTTAGCTGGTTCAACAAGAGTATCTCAATCAATAGATTTATCTTCTCTCGAAGGAGGAGGAGGTGGAGGTGGAGGTGGTGATATCACCGCTGTATTTACATCTGATGAAGGTATTACTGGTGGAGCATCGAGTGGAAATGTTGTATTAGAACTAACTGCAGGTGATGGTGTTCTTTTAAACTCAACTGGTATTAATGTAAGTACTGGTTCTACTCATTTTCAAGAGGGTGTACAAAAAATAAACTTAGACGGTGGTTTAATATAATAAAGATAGATATTTATACTAAGAAAACTATATAGTTGCAACTAGGGCAAATGACCCGAAAAAATAAAGGTTAACATTTATTAATTAATATAACAAAAGGAAAAAAAAAACAATGGCACAAATTATTCAGCACAAAAGAGGTGTATTAGAAGATTTGAGTGGAGTAACCGCCAATAAAGGTGAATTACTAGTTGTAACGGGTTCAACGATATCTGCATTAGCGGATGGTTTGGTCTTTGTTGGAAACCATTCTGATTTAACCTCGGTGAACAAAATCTTAACAGGTTCTTCTTCACCAAATATGACTTCTTATGATGTGGGTGTAAATGGGTTACCATTTTACAACACAACCGATAAAAAATTACAAATTTTAAGAAATGATGGAAATATTGATATCGTTCTTAAGAAAACTTCGTTAGATTTAGATGGTACAGGTTTAGTATCTTCTTCTGCACAAGTACAAAGTTTGGGTGGTGTAAACGATTCAACACTTACTATAACTGCAGGAACAAACCTAAGTGGTGGTGGTACATTTACTAGTAACCAATCATCTAATTCAGCGGTAACTCTTAATTTAGATACTGATGCAAGTGGATTCGTTTCAGGAGCACAACAAATATTAGATTTAGTTTCTATCGATGAAGATAACTTCTCATCCAATTCAGCAACTAAAGTACCAACTCAACAATCTATAAAAGCATATGTAGATTCTAAAGCAGCAGCTCAAGATAATACAGATGAACTAACAGAAGGTTCAAGTAATCTTTTTTATACAGATGCAAGAGTAAAACTTAAAATAGATGCAGATGGTGTAATTTCTGGTTCAGACCAAGTTGCTTCAACATTCGCTCAAACTATTTTAGATGATGCAGATGCAGGAGCAGTTAGAACTACAATTGGTGTAGATGCAGCTGGAACTGATAACTCAACTAACGTAACATTAGCTGGTTCATTAGATTATTTATCAATTTCTGGTCAAGCAATTACACTAGGACAAGTAGATTATTCTTCAGATATATCAAACTTACCAACTTTAGTAGTTGTAGGAACAGGAGCTGGAGATGCACTTGCAGGTAATACAACAACAATTACTTCTACTCAAGCAGGAAACATTACTACAAACAACGCCAAAGTTGGTTATACTGATGCACTTGTAAAACTTAAATTAGATGCAGATACTGTAATTAGTGGTTCATCTCAAGTAAATGCAGATTCAATCACAAACTTTGATACCAATGTACAAGCTTTCTTAAGAGCAACTGATGTAATTAGTGGTTCATCTCAAGTAACTGGACTTACTAACACACAAATTAGTGGAGTAAATCATTCAAAAATTGATTTTGGTGGTTCAGAATTAACATCTGGTTCATTAGGATTGGTTATAGGAGATGGTTCTGCTACTGATACAGTAAATGTTGGTGTAAATACTTTAGTATTCGCAGGTACTGCAAATGAAATAACAACTGCAGTAACTAATAATCAAGTACAAATTGGATTACCTGATAACGTAACAGTTGGTGGTAACATGATAATTAGTGGTAACTTAACTGTAAGTGGAGATACTGTTCAAACTAACACTACTACATTAAATGTTGAAGATAATATCATCAACGTTAACTATGGTGGTTCTGCTACCGATGGTGGACTTTATGTTTCTGATGTAACTGGTGGTAACTTAACAAGTGGTTCTATTCTTTGGGATGGTACTAATGATTATTGGAAAGCTGGAGCGAAAGATTCTGAAGCTAGGGTAATTGTTGGTAACGGAACTGATACTGCAGGGAAAATAACTAAATTCTCAGCTGATGGTGTAATTACTGATTCTATTATTTCTGAAAGTGGTACAACTGTAACAATTTCAAATGATTTAATTCTTAGTGGTTTAACTGCATCTTCATTCTTAGTTTCAAATGGTTCTAAACAATTAGTATCAATTGCTTCAAGTACTGATGGTGATTTCTTAGTTTCAAATGGAAGTGGGACATATTCAGCAACAAATACTATCGATGGTGGTACATTTTAATAATTTGTACTAATATTGATTTAATTACAAATCCCACACTCAAAAGGTGTGGGATTTTTTTATACTTTTTAATTTCTTATACTTATATAAGTGAAGTTATACTATCAATAAACAGAAAAGCATAGATAGGGTATATTTATATAAAATAAATGGGAAAAGACATTAAATGGCAACATTAAAACTAAGAAGAGGTAGTTCTTTCACCTCACCACAGATATCAGAACCTTTTTTTAACACATCTAACAATACGGTGTTGGTTGGATATGGTACTGAAGATGGTGAACAAATTACTCTAGTAAATCTCGGTGGTAATACGGGTTCAGTAGAATTAACAGGTGATATAACCGCATCAAATATAACATTGACAGGAGATTTATCTGCAAGGAATGTTAGTTTAAGTGGTAATATTATTATTGGTGATGAGATACAAGATAATATTACAGTACAAGGACAATTTAGTGGTTCATTAATACCATCTTCATCTAATGATTATGATTTAGGTTCAAGTACAAAAAAATGGAGAAATTTATTCGTTGTTTCTGCATCGATTGATGATGTAACATTACCAGGTAGTAATATAGTATCTTCATCTCAACAAATCTCAGATTACACTAAATTTTTAGAAATAGACGGAGATGATGTAGTTAGTGGTTCGATTCAAATAGACCACGATTCAACTACAAACTTTGTTTCTAACGAACACATTAATCACACACAAGTTAGTATTTTTGCTGGAAGTGGTATGAGTGGTGGTGGTAACATTGCGGGTAATAGAACAATAACCCTATCAACCGGTTCAGTACATTTCTTAGATGGAGTAAAGAAAAAACTAAATACAGAAACAGTAGTTAGTGGTTCAATACAAGTTGACCATGATGCAACTACAAACTTTGTTTCTAATGAACACATAAACCACACTTCAGTAACAATGACAGCAGGAGCTGGTTTAACTGGTGGTGGTACAATTGCATCAACAAGAACATTTAATGTTGAATCTGCAAACAATGGTATTGTTGTAAATACTGATAATATTGAATTAATTAATGATTCATCCACATTCACCGATGGTGTAAAAGCAAAATTAAACACAGAAACCGTAATTAGTGGTTCATCTCAAGTAAATGCAGATAATGTAACTAACTTTGATTCCAATGTTAAAGATAAATTAAATGTAGAAGATGTAATTAGTGGTTCATCTCAAGTAATATTAAACGATGCCGATTATACAGGATTCGATACAAATGATATTGCAGAAGGTTCATCAAATCTATATTATACTGATGCGAGAGTAAAAACAAAACTAAATGCTGAAACCGTAATTAGTGGCTCTGTTCAAGTAAATGCAAATACAATAACCAATTTCGATTCTAATGTTAAAGATAAATTAAATGTAGAAGATGTAGTTAGTGGTTCGGCACAAATTACCTCACTACCATCGGTTGATACTGATGATTTAACAGAAGGTTCATCGAATCTTTATTATACTGATACACGAGTAAAAACTAAATTAAATACTGAAACAGTAGTTAGTGGTTCAACTCAAATTAATCTAAACCATTTAGATACAGATGATTTAGCAGAAGGTTCAACTAATCTTTACTACACCAATACAAGGGTAAAAACTAAATTAAATACTGAAACAGTAGTTAGTGGTTCTTCTCAAGTACCAATGGGTGGAGATATAAGTGGTAATGCTAACAATACAACTGTTATAAAAGTACAAGGTGTTGCATTAACAAGTGCAGAAGCTACTCAATTATCAAATATTGGAACATCTACTATATCATCAACTCAATGGGGATATTTAGGAGCATCTAATCAAGGAATTGCAACAACTGATAATGTTGTTTTCAATAATGGAGATTTCACAGGTAATGTAGAGGTAACTGGTAATTTAACAGTTTTAGGTTCAGCAACTGAAATTCAAACTTCAGAATTAAGAATCGAAGATAAATTAATAACCGTTGCAAGTGGTTCATTAAATTCAGCGGCAGCTGATGGTGCTGGTATTGAAATAGCAGGAGCAGATAAATCATTAAAGTGGGACCATAATACAACTTCATTCGTATTAGATGCAAAAGTAAGTTCATCAGTAGGATTTAAAGGAGAAGGTGGGGAACTAACCGGTATTGATACCGACCAAGTTACTGAGGGTAGTAATCTTTATTATACTGATTCAAGAGTAAAAACAAAATTAAATGCAGAAGATGTAATTAGTGGTTCAACTCAAATCAATATAAATCATTTAGATACAGATGATTTATCAGAAGGTTCTACAAATTTATATTATACTGATGCAAGAGTAAAAGCAAAATTAAACACAGAAACTGTATTTAGTGGTTCATCTCAAGTAAATGCAGATACAATAACCAACTTTGATACCAATGTAAAGGATAAATTAAATACCGAAACTGTAATTAGTGGTTCATCTCAAGTTGACCATGATGCAACTACAAACTTTAGTGCAGATGAACACTACACTCAAGCAAATATAACAACAGTCGGAACGATTGGAACTGGTGTATGGCAAGGTACTGCTATCGCAGATGCATATTTATCATCAAATACTGCACACTTAAGTGGTACACAAACATTTAGTGGAACAAAAACCTTTACTAATGAAACAACTCACAATGGTGGTATAAAATTAGGTGATAATGATAAGATAAAATGGACTTCTGATGCAGTTCATATAGCGGGAACTGAAAGTGGTGATGAATTAAACTTTTCAGTTGGAAGTACACGAAGGTTAACCATAACTGAAACAGAAATTAGTAGTTCTTTACCAATAGTTGGTGAGATAAATGCTGTAAATGGAGTAGTTTCTGGTTCTGTTCAAGTAAACGCTGATACAATAACCAACTTTGATACCAATGTAAAAGATAAGATGAATTCTGATGGTGTATTTAGTGGTTCTATACAATTACATACTGATTTAGATTTAAGGTACTTAGAAATAACAGGAGATGATGTAGTTAGTGGTTCAATACAAGTTGACCATGATGCAACTACAAACTTTGTAGCAAACGAACATATTGACCACTCAAGTATTACAATTGGTAGTGGAAAAGGTATGAGTGGTGGTGGTACTATTGATACAAATAGAAGTTTATCATTAGATACTGGTTCTGCTCATTTTGATGATGGTATAAAGAAAATAATAAATGATGAAAACGTAATTAGTGGTTCAACATTCTCATCACCATCTCAAGGTACGGTAAGAGCTACAATAAATGGAGCAAATACTAATGTTGATACTGGATTACAAACTGGTGATTCACCTACATTCCAAGGGTTAACACTTCAAGATGTTTCCGGATTAGATAGTACTCATTATAATGTTTTCATGAGTGGTTCTGGTGGAGTAGTTGGAAAAAGAACTTTAGCTACTGCTGCTTTCTATCATGTATCATCATCTATTTCGGATGGTAATACTGCTGTACTTGGTAATGCAGGAGCAGTAAAGGATTATATTGATGAAGCTTTAATAGCAGTTGGTGCGGGTGATATTACAAAAGTAACTGCGGGAGCAGGTATGAGTGGTTCAACCGATAGTGGAGAAGCAGTTGTTGCTATTGCTACGGGTTCTTCTCACTTTGTTGGTGGTGTAACATCCGCAATGAATGGAACTAGTGTAACATTTGCAGATGGGGATTTCACTGGTAATGTTGAAATAAACGGAAACTTAATAGTACAAGGTTCAGCAACAGAATTACAAGTATCGGAATTAAGAGTTGAAGATAAATTAATAACAATTGCAAGTGGTTCAGCAAATTCATTAGCAGCAAACGGAGCTGGTATTGAAATTGATAGAGGAAGTGATTCTAATATAACATTAACTTGGAATCATAGTGATAGTAGATTACAAACTAATGATGATTTCTATGTTAGTGGTACACTTAGTGCGACTGGTGATATTGTAGCATATGCATCTTCAGATGAAAGATTAAAAGATAATATTTCACCAATCAAAAACCCAATAGAAAAAATAAATCAAATTTCTGGTAATAGTTTTAATTGGAACGAAAATAAGCAAGATATTTATAAAGGTAAAGATTACGGAGTAATTGCTCAAGAAATCGAATCAGTATTGCCTGAATTGGTAGTGGAGAGAGAAGATGGATATAAGGCAGTTAAATATGATAAACTAGTATCTCTACTAATAGAAGGAATTAAAGAGTTATCAAATGAAGTTAATCAACTCAAACAACAAATTAACAAGGAATAAGATATGATTTTACATAACCCCATCGTTTCAGGTTCATTAACCCTATCATCAAATGCAACTTTTACTGCAAATAATGGTTCTGTTTCTGGTTCTGGACAAATAATAAGTTTATTGCCATCGGGAGTGGTATCGGGTTCATCTCAAGTAAGTTTAAATGGTTTTGATACGGATAACCTATCTGAAGGTTCTTCAAACTTATACTATACAGATACACGAGTAAAAACAAAATTAAATGCAGATGGTGTAATTAGTGGTTCTTCACAATTAGCTACAACCTTCTTAGAAATTAACGGAGATAGTGTATTTTCATCATCGATTCAAGTGAATGCTGATACAATCACAAACTTTGATACAAATGTAAAAGCTAAGTTAAATGCAGAAACTGTAATTAGTGGTTCATCTCAAGTAACAATAACAGAATCACAAATTAGTGATTTAGACAAATATAATGATTCTGATTTCGATACAAGATTAGCAAGTAAAACAACTACCAATCTAACCGAAGGCTCTAATTTATATTATACAGTAGATAGAGCAAAATTAAAAATGAACCAAGATGGAGTAATATCTGGTTCATCTCAATTAACAACTACATTTGATACACGCTACTTAAATACAGAGGGAGATGGTGTAATATCGGGTTCTTCACAAATATCACTTAGTGGATTCAATACTTCACAATTATCTGAAAATACAAACCTTTATTATACAGATGCAAGAGTAAAAACAAAATTAAATACAGATGGTGTAATTAGTGGTTCAACATTTAGTTCACCAAGTCAAGGTACTGTTAGAGCTACAATAAATGGGGCAAATACTGATGTTGATACCGGATTACAAACTGGTGATAATGTTCAATTTGCAAATTTAACACTAACTGGTAATTTATCTGTTCAAGGTAATACAACTACAATTGATTCAACTACTGTAAACATTGGTGATAATATATTAGAACTTAACTATGGTGGTTCACAAACAACTAGTGGTATCTATGTAACAGATGGAACTGGTGTATCACAAACAAGTGGTTCATTTGTTTGGGATGCTACTGATGGTAAAGATTATTGGAAAGCTGGTAAACTAGGAAGTGAATCAGAAGTTCTTACAACTTCAAACCTTGTATCAAAACTACCAAGTGGAACTATAAGTGGTTCATCTCAAGTAACAGTAACAGAATCACAAATTAGTGATTTAGACAAATATACTGATTCTGATGTAAAAACAAAATTAAATGCAGAAACTGTAATTAGTGGTTCTTCTCAAGTAGTATTAAATGATGCTATTAAGACAGGATTTGATACTGCCGATGTTTCGGAACATTCAAGTAACTTATATTACACAGATGCAAGAGTAAAAACAAAATTAAATGCAGAAGGAGCGTTTTCATCATCAGCTCAGTTGGGTATTAACAATAATACAATAACATTTACTGCAGGTGATGGATTAAGTGGTGGTGGTACAATAACACTAAACCAAAGTTCAGATGAATCCGTATCATTTAAGGTAGGTGATGGAATAGTATCTGGTTCAGACCAAATCGCTTCAACATTTGCACAAACAATATTAGATGATGCAGATGCAGGAGCAGTTAGAACTACAATCGGAGTTGATGCCGCTGGAACTGATAATTCAACAGATGTAACTTTAGGAAATACTAATTACTTAACAATAAGTGGACAAGCAATAACTGGTGGTACAATTCCACTCTCAAGTGGTGGTACAGGTGCAACTTCAGCTGAAAATGCAAGAACCGCACTTGGAGTTGATGCCGCTGGAACTGATAATTCAACAGATGTTACTTTATCTAGTACTCTTGATTACATTTCTATTAGTGGACAAGAAATATCAGTAGGACAAGTAGATTATAGTACGGATATATCAAATACTCCAACAACAATTACTTCTACTCAAGCAGGAAACATTACTACAAACAACGCCAAAGTTGGATATACGGATGCACTTGTTAAAACAAAATTAAATGCAGAAACTGTAATTAGTGGTTCGGGACAAGTAAATGCAGATTCAATAATCAATTTCGATTCAAACGTAAAAGCAAAAATAAATACTGAAAACGTTGTTAGTGGTTCATCACAAATTATTAGTTTAGTTGGTGTTGATGAAGATAACATGAATTCTAACTCAGCAACTAAATTTCCATCTCAACAATCTGTTAAAGCATATGTAGATGCACAAATTGATACTAAAGATGCTTTAAGTGAATTAAGTGGAAATACTGATGATGTATCTGAAGGAAGTAGTAACTTATATTACACAGATGCAAGAGTAAAAACAAAATTAAATGCAGAAACTGTAATAAGTGGTTCATCTCAAGTAGATGTTGCTTCAACTACAAACTACTCTAGTATTAATCAATATAGTGATGCAAAAGTAAAAACAAAATTAAATGCAGAAACTGTAATAAGTGGTTCATCACAAATAACAATAACAGAATCTCAGATTTCTGATTTATCTCACTATACTGATGCTAATGTAATAACTGTTTTAAATGATAATACAGTAATAAGTGGTTCATCACAAATTACTAATGGAAGTACTTTATTAAGTGGTTCAAATTCAATTTCAATAGATGGTTCTGCTATCTCACTTGGTGGTTCAGTAACAACTTTACAATTAGGTACGAGTAGTGAAACTGCACTTGCTGGAAATACTAGAACTATTTCTTCTGGTGAAATAACATCAATCTCAACTAACTCTAGTAAAGTTGGTTATACAGATGCAAGAGTAAAAACAAAATTAGATGCAGATGCGGTATCAAGTGGTTCTGCTTCAGAAATAAAATCATTCTTAGGTATATCCTCATCAGATATTTCTGATGTTGCAGCGTTCTCACAAAGTGGAACTTACGCAAATTTAAGAGCACAAGCAACTACTGCTGGTGATGTTGGTTTAGCAAATGTAACAAACGAATCAAAAGCAACGATGTTTGCAGGAGCTGCATTAACAAATGACCCAACTGCACCAACTCAAGGTGGTACAGATGATTCTACTAAAATAGCAACAACTGCGTTCGTACAAGATAGAGTAGATACAATAATAGGAAATGCTGGTTCAACATTAGATACACTAGGTGAACTATCTGCTTCATTAGCAGCAGATTCTGGTTCACTTGCAAGTTTAGTAACAACCGTAGGAACAAAATTATCAAAAGGGAGTAACTTATCTGATTTAGCAAATACTGGAACTGCTAGAACTAACTTAGGTGTAGATGCAGCTGGAACTGATAATTCAACAGATGTAACACTTGTAACAACCTCACATGATTATTTATCAATTAGTGGACAGGCAATAACATTAGGACAAGTGGATTATTCTTCGGATATATCAAACTTACCAACTTTATTAACATTAGGAAGTACAAGTTCAACTGCACTCGCAGGAAATACTAGAACTATTAGTTCTACCGAAATTAGTAATATCTCAGATAACAACGATAAGGTAACTAACGTATCAACTGATTTAAGTATCACAGGTACAACTGGAGCTAGAACAATAGTTTCTTCAGATGGTAACAACGCCGTTATTCCAATCGCTACAACAAGCGTATCTGGTTTATTATCTCCAACTTTATTTGATGAGATAGCAGCGAATACTGCTAAATCAACCGATGTTAATCATAACGTATCAACTAATTTATCAGAAGGTACTACAACTGAAACAACTGTTGATGTAAATTCAAGTGATGGTAATAATGCAACATTAGCATCTGCATCTACTAGTAGAGCAGGTGTATTAACAAAAGCAAAATTTGATGAAATTGTAGCAAATACTTCTAAAGTAGGATATACAGATGCACTTGTAAAACTTAAATTAGATGCAGATACTGTAATTAGTGGTTCATCACAAATATTAGATTTAGTATCTGTTGATGAAGATAACTTCTCATCCAATTCAGCAACCAAAGTACCAACTCAACAATCTGTAAAAGCATATGTAGATTCTAAAGCACAATCACAAGATAATACAGATGAAATAACCGAAGGTTCAACAAATCTTTATTATACAGATGCAAGAGTAAAACTTAAATTAGATGCAGATACTGTAATTAGTGGTTCATCACAAGTTAATTATAACTCAATACAAAATCAACCAACAATTCCATCAGCAGCAAGTAATGCAACAATTACACTTACTGCAGGTACTGATTTAGGAACTGGTGGTAATTTTACTACGAATCAAAGTTCAAATGAAACTATTACAATAAATCATAGTGATATTTCAAGAACTGATACAACATCAACTAGTTCACCTTCATATGGAGGAACATTTACTGCAATTGACTCAGTTACAACTTCGGCTAGAGGACACGTTACTGCGTTAAATGTTAAAACTGTAACACTACCATCAACAGATGATACATCATATGATTTAAATGTACAAGCAGGTGCATCCAATACATCTATAATCAGATTAGCTGGTTCAGATTCCACAAATGATGATGTTACTTTAAGTGGTGGAACTGGTATTACAATTTCTGAAAGTGGAAATGTTATCACAATTACTGGTACTGCACAATATGGAGATTCTGATGTACTAACTGTTTTAAATGATAATGCAGTATTTAGTGGTTCTTTAGCGGCATCTGATATATCGGATTTCGATACAGAAGTTGGTAATAACTCCGCAGTTGCTGCCAATACTGCTAAAGTAAGTGATATCAATCACAACGTATCAACTAACCTTAGTGAAGGAACTTCAACTACAACAACTGTTGATGTAAATTCAAGTGATGGTAGTAATGCTACTTTAGTATCTGCTTCAACCACAAGAGCTGGTTTATTAACAAAAGCAAAATTTGATGAAATTGTAGCAAATACTTTAAAAGTAAGTGATATTAATCATAACGTATCAACCGATTTAAGTATTACGGGTACAACTGGAGCTAGAACAATAGTTTCTTCAGATGGTACTAATGCTGTTATTCCACTTGCAACAACATCTGTATCTGGTTTATTATCACCTGGTTTATTTGATGAGATTGATGCCAATACTGCTAAAGTAAGTGATATTAATCATAACGTATCAACCGATTTATCAGAAGGAACTGCAACTGAAACAACTGTTGACGTAAATTCAAGTGATGGTACTAATGCAACATTAGCATCGGCATCTACGACTAGAGCTGGTTTATTAACAAAAGCAAAATTTGATGAGATAACAGCGAATACTTTAAAAGTAAGTGATATTAACCATAACGTATCAACTGATTTAAGTATCACAGGTACGACTGGGGCTAGAACAATAGTTTCTTCAGATGGTACTAATGCAGTAATCCCAATAGGTACAACAAGTGTATCTGGTTTATTATCTCCAACTTTATTTGATGAGATAGCAGCGAATACTGCTAAAGTAAGTGATATTAACCATAACGTATCAACTAATTTATCTAAGACAGTTAGTGGTACTGGATTCTCAATTAATTCATCAGATGGTAATAATGTAGCATTAACATTAGCAGATACGGATAATTGGGGATTGATGTCAGATGAGATGTTTGATAAATTAGATGGAATTGAAGCATCTGCAGACCAGAACAGAACAGATTCAGAAATTCAAAGTTCTATTGGAACTGGTAATGAAAAGTTCGTACCAGCAACTGGAACAGATGGACACTTCTTAAAACATGATGGTACATTTGGATTACCTTCTTATACTACTAATACAAATCTATCAACAGAAGCAGTTCAAGATATAGTAGGTGGAATGTTTACTTCTAATACTGATACTAGAGTAACAACTACATATGATGATACCAACGGAAAAGTTAGTGTAGTAGTTAATGATATGACTGCTAACGATAATGATGATGTTTCTGTTGCAAATTTAAAAACTAGATTAGCCGGCGGTTTTGGTTCAAACGCAGTATCAATTGGTGATTCAACAGATACAGTAACTATTCCTGGTGATTTAGTAGTAACTGGAACAACAACTACAAACAACGTAACAACAATTTCAACATCTAATGGTGTTGTATTTGAAGGTACTACCGCAGATGGACATGATGCTACTCTTTTATCAGTAGTTGCAGGTGCAGATGTGACATATACTCTACCAAATAAGACGGGTACTGTTGCAATGACATCCGATATTACTGGTACGAATAGTGGAACTAACACTGGTGATGAAACTAAATCAAGTATAAATGCTTTAGATATCACAGAGGTTGGAACAATATCAAGTGGTGTATGGCAAGGTTCAGCAATATCAACTACATACTTAAGTGGACAAAGTGGAACTAATACCGGTGATGAAACTAAATCAAGTATAAATGCTTTAGATATCACAGAGGTTGGAACAATATCAAGTGGTGTTTGGAATGGTAGTGCAATTTCAACTACATACTTAAGTGGACAGAGTGGAACTAATACCGGTGATGAAACACTAACAAGTATAAATGGGTTAGGTATCACAACTGTTGGTACAATCGATAGTGGTACATGGAATGGTACTGCAATCGCATCAGCTTACTTAGATTCAGATACTGCACACCTAAGTGGAACACAAACATTTAGTGGAGCTAAAACATTTAGTTCACAATTAGTTTCTTCAGTTGCAACTGGTACTGCACCATTCGCAGTAACCTCAACAACAAAAGTTACTAATCTAAACGCAGATAAACTTGATGGTTTAACTTCGAGTAACTTCCTTCGTTCAAATGCTGATGATTCTGCAAGTGGTGTTATAACAATCACAAACACTACCGCAACAAATGCAACTGATGTTGGAGCTCTTGTAGTAGTTGGTGGTGTAGGTATAGGTGGAGCATTAAATGTTGCTGGTGATGTTGTTGCATATGCTTCTTCAGATGAAAGATTAAAAGATAATATTGAACTTATTTCTAATCCAATAGAAAAAGTACAATCACTTAAAGGTGTTACTTGGGATTGGAATGATAATGCAGATGAGTTACAACAATCATTACCAAATGTTGGTGTGATTGCACAAGATGTTGAAAAAGTATTACCAGAATTGGTAACTGATAGAGATAATGGATACAAAGGAGTAGATTATGCTAAACTTACTGGTCTCTTAATAGAGGCTATTAAAGAACAGCAAAAAGAAATAAATGATTTAAAATCTAAGATAAAGTAAGAAGGAAGTTTATCTCTTATATAAGAGATTTTCTTATTTATTAATTATATAATTGAAAAAGGCAAGTCATAAATATGGCACAGATAGTTAAATTAAAAAGAACTGCGATAAGTGGTAAGATACCAAGTATATCTAATCTTGAATTAGGTGAATTGGCAATGAATACCTACGATGGTAGGATATTTTTCGAAAAATCTTCATCAGAAGAATCGATACAAGAAATACTTACAACAAATTCACATCCATATGCAGTAACGGGTTCGATTTACTTAAATGGTGCCGTAACCGCTTCACACTTCAAAGGAGATGGTTCACAATTAACAAACCTACCAACCGATATTTCAATTGCAGAAGCAACAACTGTAACTGCATCATATGATAGCGTAGATGATATTACAGTAACTCACAACTTTAATTCTTATAATGTATTGGTATCTGTTTATGATAATAGCAGAAATGTACTAATACCAGCAACAACTTCACTACCAACCGTAAATACTGCTAGAGTAACTCTTTCCGATACTCAGAGTGGATTTGTGGTAGTTGCAAAAGGTGGACATTTAATTAGTGGTTCGCAAATTGCAGATAATGCTAATAAACTTAATAGTCAAGTGGGTTCGTATTATCTAAATTGGAATAATTTTAATAATATACCTGCAGGAATAGTATCTGGTTCTGCACAATTAACATCTACGTTTGATACACGATATCTAAATACAGATGGTGATAATGTAATTTCAAGTTCTGCACAATTAACATCTACTTTTGATTCAAGATACATAAATACAAGTGGAGATGGAGTAATATCAGGTTCTTCACAAGTAACACTTTCTTCAGTTAGTGGATATAACGCAAACGAACACTTTACACAAGGAAATATTACAACATTAGGTACTGTAACAAGTGGTAATGTAAATTCAATTTTACCAAGTGGTGTAATTAGTGGTTCGGTTCAAATAACAGACCATACTACACATAAAGAAACGGTTAGTGGAGCATCTTCATATATAGTAGACCACAACTTAAATGAACAATATCCAATAGTACAATGTTGGAATACTGCAACTTCACAACAAGAAATAGCAAACACAATAACAACAAACTCAGTAAACAGAGTAACTGTTGTATTTTCAACTACATTTGCAGGAATTATAATTGTAAAAAAATAAAATATGTATGATGTGTATTATACAACTGGTGGAGGTCCATGGGTCAATGCTGGTACTGATACTTGGGTAAATTTATGGATGGAGTTAATTGCTCCTAAATTAAATGTAACTCCTATTCTTCTTTTACATAGAAACAAACCAAAAGGACATGATGATTATGAATTTCCAATAGAAGCATATTGGCATGGGGATGATATAGAAAAGTTTGAAGAATTATGTAAAGGAGCAAGAAGAATCAATATATTACATGGTCATTATACTCCAATGAAAGTAATTGATGATAATTTAGATAAAATTCATTCAAATATTTTACACAATTCAGTAGACCATATTTTAAAATCACAAACATTTACTGATGCATCACTTGGTGTTCATCCATATTTAGATTCCGAGTGGGAAAGTAAAATTAATAAAATTTCAAAACATTCTATATGGGTTGGATTATTCGATATTGGAATACCAAATAAAACTATACATAATTTTTACGAATTTAAACATAATTTAAAATTATCCGATTCAAATAATTTAGGTTTTGCTTCAAGATGTGAGGGTAGAAAAAATCCACACTATTTAGATGGATTATCTAGTTACTTATTTACGGATTCCAAGGAATTTAATGTTATTTGGAAACATGGTTCAAAATTAGATACATCTAAAATGAAAATATATCATTATAATTCTAAACATAAAGATATCTTTTATAATATGGATTGGGGAATTTCTCACTCATCTTTTACAAATGAACCATTTGGGTATGGTATATTTGAAGCAGTAGATTATGGTAAACTACCAATATTACATACATCTTGGTGTACCGATTTTGAGTATCCATATAGAGCTTCATCTAAAAAAGAATTTAATCATATTTATAGTAGGTTAAACGAAACCACATATTCAGAAAAAAATAAATGGTTTAATTTGTTAAAAGAATACATGATTAACAATTATACTAGTAAAGATAAGTGGGTAAACGAATTACTTAATATTTATAATATATAGGAAAGAATATATATGGCAATTTCAGCAGAAGAAACACTTAGTTTAAATAATTTAGCATTAGCAACTGGTAATACCGAAGGTTCAAATGTATCATTGGGTGGTATAAAAGGTTCGCCATCAGCTGGTGATAATATTTCACTATCTTCATTTGGAATAGATTCAGTTGGTTCATTATCTGGATATACTTATGCTGTTGAATCTACAAACGAAACATATACATTAGCATTTGGTGGAGAGGGTTCTAACTTTGGACAAATAAAAGGTAGATATCAAAACTTTACTTGGGCAGTAAGTCCAGGATATAATTCAGCACCACAAACATCAGGATTTTTATCAATCAATTCAAATCAAGATTATACTGGTGTAATTACAGTTGGTGGAATGAATCCACAAGGTACAAATTCACAAACAGATTTATTGGGTACTGTATCACATACATTATCAGTAACTTTTGCGGATGGGTTTAATCATCATGCAGGTAATTACGGTAGTGCAAGAACTAAAACTGTTTACTCAGTAGATTCTTATGATGGAAATTCAACTGCATTATGTTTAGTATCCGATACTTTGGTTAAAATGAGTGATGGAACTGATGTTGAAATTGGAGACTTAGAAGAGGGTGATAGATTAAAAGGATATAGTTTACCAGAATATAATGATGATGTAAACTTATTAGAATATCAATATGATGGTGATGATACCATCGATGAAACAGAAGTAATTGTACAAGATGTAGTTTTCTCATTTTCTGAAAGAACGTATGATATTAACGAAGGAACGATAGTAGGTACATCAGAACACCCAATGTTAGTTAAAAGAAATAATAATTTATTATTTAAAACACTTGGTACTATAACAGAAGGTGATTTATTAATAAGACATGATGGTTCTGAAGTAGAAATAACAAGTGTAAATGTAAACAATGAAATTACTGAAATAGTATCACTTGATGTAAGTTCACCTGATACCTATTTAGCTAATGGATTTATATCTCACAACAAGGGAGGAAATTCTCATTCAGATTTAGGTAATCCTGGAACTCCAGCTACATTAACATATAGTATCGATAATAGTACAGAAAAAATGTTAAATTGGACTGAGGGTAGTGAAAGTGGTACAGGTGGTATTACTGCGTATGATGTACAAGTAAATACAAACTCTGGTTTCACTGGTACTATGGTATTTAATTTTACCGAATATAGTGGTACTTCACTAAATGTTGTAAATGCAACTACAAGTGGTACTACATATTATGCAAGAGTAAGAGCAATTGACCATGGTTTAAAATCTGGTTACAAAACTCTAACATTTACTGCATAAAAAATACGTTTTAGTAAAAACTTTATATTTATATATATCGAAATAGTTTTATTAAAAATAACAAAATGGCAAAAGAAATTAAGTTTACAAACGATGAGGTAGCATCATTAGAACAATTAAGACAAGATGTTGCAAACATTTTTACAAAATTGGGACAACTATCAATTGAAAAGAAAAGAAGAGTTGATGAAATAGAAACACTTGAAGGAGAATTATTAAATCAACATTCAAATTTACAATTAGAAGAACAGAATATGTTTAAAGGGTTAAATGAAAAGTATGGTGATGGTAATTATGAACCAACAACTAACGTTTTCACACCCAATGAACAACCAAAGAAAAAAGATAAAGAACAAAAATAGTTCTTTTGAAAAGTTAATTTATATTTATATGTGTATCATTACACAAATAACATAACAAGGAGTAATAAAAAATGGCAGAAAAAATTGTATCACCTGGTGTATTTACGAGAGAAAATGACCTTTCTTTCCTAGCACAAGGGATTGGAGAAATCGGAGCAGCTGTAATTGGACCTTTCCAAAAAGGGCCTGCATTCGTACCAACCGTTGTTAGTACACAATCAGAATTTGAAGAAATATTCGGCACACCTAATGGTTCATACTATACAGGATATACCGTACAAAATTATTTAAGAGAAGCAGGAACAGTAACAATCGTAAGAGTTGGTCAAGTAGGTGGTTATACACAGACTAGAGCAGCTGGTATCGTAGTTAGTGGTTCTTCTGCAGAAGGAGGACAAAAACTAATTGGAGTTTTACACTCTACTGCAATCGGAGTACTAGATGGAGATGGAGTAATTGGCGATGGTGAAGCATCATCTTTACTAATAGAATCAGAAGCATCAGCATCAGCATTCTCAATCAGCGGTTCGGAAATCGGAACTGGTATATCAGCATCTGTACTACCAAGTGCAGGAAATGATATATCTGACGTATTTGGTGAATCTGCTAGAGGAAATAAGAATGTATATGTAAACAAATACTTTGAAAAAGCAGCTGGAGATTGTACAAACAACTTCCTAAGTGGTTCATCAGTAACATTAATTGAATTAGGTAATCAAGAATTCACACAAGATATTCAACACGCTTCCACTCCTTGGATACAATCTCAGTTGATTTCCGGTGAAAGAAGTGATTTATTTAGATTTCATACTATTGGAGATGGTGGAAACTATAACAAAGAATTTAAAATAGCAGTATTCAACGTAAAAGCAGCTGGTTCAAACAATTCTACTGATTACGCAACTTTCTCAATTGCAATTAGAGGATACTCTGATACAAATAAGAGACCAGTAATTTTAGAAACGTTTAGTAATCTTAATTTAGACCCTGCATCACCAAATTACATTAAGAAAGTAATAGGTGATAGAAACGTTGTAATTGATGCAAACGGAAAACAAACAGAAAACGGAGATTATGTAAATCGTTCTAAGTATGTAAGAGTAGACTGTAAAGTTGAAGGTTCATTCCCTGTAACTGCAGGACCATTTGGACACGCAAAATACTCATCACCACTAAGTGGTTCAGATAGTATTACACCTGGTGTAATATTCTCAATTGATTCTAAAGATAATAGTGCATCAAATGGTGTACAATTTAGTGGAATTGATTTAGAGACTGGTACTGTTAAAATTCAGAACGCACATTTCTTATCACCAATTCCAGTTGGAGCCGGTAATGGTTCAAATACTGTATTTGCATTTGATGATAGTGTAACAATCGCAGATGGTAGCGAACACTCATTCGGTTTCGAATTGACTGGTTCAGCCGCTGTTGATATTAATAAAAGACAATTCATCGTTGGATTCCAAGGTGGATTTGATGGTGTATCACCAACTACTGAAATAGCACTTGCTGGTTCATCTGCAAACTATGGTAGTGGTAACCAACAAGGATTTAATTGTTCAACTTCAGCTGCAAGTGGTTCGGTTGCTTATATAAAAGCAATTAACTCAGTATCTAATCCAGATGATTTTGATATCAACTTAGTATCAGTACCTGGTATTGTAAGAAGACATCACTCATATGTATTTGATAAAGTAGTTGATATGTGTGAAGCTAGAGAAGATGCATTCTTCATTGGAGATGTTGTAGGGGTAACTTACAATTCATCTAATGGAAACGTAACATCAGATACTATTTCACAAGCAATTGAACAAGCAGGTAACTTAGATAGTAACTATGTAGGTACTTACTACCCATGGGTTAAAACAATCGATTCAAGAACGAATAGATTAACATCTGTTCCACCATCAGTATTGATGCCTGGAATATATGCAGCCAATGATGCTGTTGCCGCTGAGTGGTTTGCACCAGCTGGTTTAAACAGAGGTGGTATTGTAGGAGCAATATCTGTATTGAATAGATTAACACACGCTGAAAGAGATACTTTATATGAAGGAAAAGTAAATCCAATCGCATCTTTCCCTGGAGAAGGTATTGTAGCATTTGGACAGAAAACTTTACAAGATAGAGCATCTGCTTTAGATAGAATTAACGTAAGAAGATTAATGATTAAAGTTAAGAAGTATATTGCTTCAACTTCAAGATACTTAGTATTCGAACAGAACACCGCTTCAACAAGAGGTAGATTCTTAAACACTGTTAATCCTTATTTAGAAGGAATACAACAAAGACAAGGACTTTACGCTTTTAGAGTAGTGATGGACGAAAGTAATAACACACCAGATGTTATCGACAGAAATATATTGGCTGGACAGATTTTCTTACAACCAACAAAAACTGCTGAATTCATCGTGTTAGATTTCAACATCTTACCGACAGGAGCATCGTTCTCGGCATAATTAATTAAAAATAAAAGTAAACTATATTTATAATAGAATATAATAGGAGAAAAACAAAATGGCAGAAGTATTAGAATTTAACGATATGTTCTACACCAACTTTGAACCAAAGATGAAGAACAGATTCATCATGGAGATAGATGGTATTCCTTCATATCTGATAAAAACAGCAAACAGACCTTCAATATCATTTGAAACTGTTACACTTGACCACATAAACGTCAAGAGAAAATTAAAAGGTAAAGGTGAATGGCAAGATGTAGAGATTACTCTATATGACCCAATTGTTCCAAGTGGAGCACAAGCTGTAATGGAATGGGTTAGAACATCACACGAATCAATAACAGGTAGAGATGGGTATGCGGATTTCTATAAGAAAGACCTCCAAGTTTATATGTTAGGACCAGTAGGTGATAAAATTGAACAATGGACTCTTAAGGGTGCATTTATCAACAACGCTGTGTTTAATGATTTAGATTGGTCTTCTAATGACCCTGCCGAAATCACATTGACACTATCGTATGATTACGCAATTTTAGAATTCTAATATTACCTCCAAAATATTTTTATAATGAAGAAAAAAGTTCTCTTAGTGAGAACTTTTTTTGTGTCTTATTTCTAATTTTTTAAAAGTTATATATTTATATACGAACAATTAAAATAAAAGTTATATGGCAAATTACGATTTTCCTACCGAAGTGATATCATTACCATCACAAGGTAAATGTTACCCAGAAGATAATCCCCTTTCTTCAGGAGAACTTGAAATTAAATACATGACTGCGAAAGAAGAAGAAATTCTTGCTTCACAGAATCTTATTCGAAAGGGGGTGGTACTTGATAAGTTATTTGAATCAATTATAGTAGATAAGAAGGTTAATATCGATGATATTATACTAGGGGATAAAAACGCTATAATGTTAGCAGCTCGTATCTTAGGATATGGTTCTAAATATAGGGTTCAAATTCAAGATGAAATGGGTGAAGCACATGAAACAGAAGTTGATTTATCAAAAGTACAAACTAAAGAAACAAATCTTGATAATATAAATGTAGAAAATAATTATACATTTACTACTTCAACTGGTGTAAATCTTGAATGGAAATTACTTACACATGGAGATGAAAAGGCAGTAGAAGCTGATATTAGAGCAATTGCAAGACTAAACAAAGATGGTGCATCCTCTGAATTAACAACGAGGTATCGATATATGATTACTTCAGTTGATGGAGAAACTGATGTTAAAACAATCAATAAATTTATAAATAATGCTTTCTTAACGAGAGATACAAGAGCATTCCGAGAAACTGTTAGGGAACATCAACCTGATATTAATATGGAATTCGATTGGATTAACCCAAATTCTGGTGAGAGAGAGGTGAAACCCATTCCAATGGGTGTGGGGTTTTTTTGGCCTACCGATTAATTACTCTTCGATTCTTCATAAACAGATTTTTGAATTATGTTACTATGGAAATGGATTTACTCAAGAAGGAGTTTATAGGTTACCAATACACATAAGAAATTTCTATTATAATGAGCTTTCTAAGGCAAAAGAGGAAGAAGCTAAACAAATGAAGAATAGTAATAAATCTCAGAGTTCATCACCACAAGGACCAAATGTAAATGTGAGGAAGTAAAATTCCTCACTTTTTTTATGTCTTATATTTATAAGAGTATAAATGGGAACAAACATATGAAACTCACAAACGAACAAAAACAACAGGTTAAAAAAGCCATATCTAAAAAATGGAATATATCTGAAGGATTTATAGAAAGATTGTTTGCAAAAGGATTAGCTAAAAGCTTAAAAGGGGATAAAGAATTCCAAAGATTAGCTAAAAATGTAGATGATGCATTTCTAAGATTACAGAAGAAAGCCGAAGAAAGAAAAAAACAAGGAAAGCCAGTTCCAAAGAGTTGGCAACAATTCTTGGATGCTAAAAAATAATAGGGGATATTAGATGGCTGAATCATTAAAAGCACAAAAAGCACGAATTAAACTTGAACAGGAATATCAAGCTGCCTTAAAGATGACTGCATCTTTATCGTCTCAGATTACTGATGATATAAACTCTCAAGTAGATTATCGTACTGAACTTGGGCAGAAAATGAAAGAGTTTAATAATGACTTATCATCACAGATAAGTGGATTATCTTCATCAGCTGATATCACAAAGCAAATCCAAATGATGGAATATGAGAAGGATAAAATAGCTTCTTCATATTTCGGTAAAAATAAAGCAATTGGTGATGCGAAACAAGATTCATTAGATACTGCAATTGAGGCACTTAGAGTAGAGGAATCTCATCTTCAAGCAACGGAACAAGTAAATTCAAAAGCTCAAGAATTTGCAAAATCAATTGGTTCTGGATTAGATAATATGGTAAGTAAAATGGGTAGTGTACCTGTTTTAGGTGGTCTGATTAGTAGTATGGCAAGTAAAGCATCTTCTAGTATAAAGGATAAATTAGGAAAAGCAGCCACTAACTTTACTGTAAACTTCAGAGCGGGATTAAAAGAAACAGGAACATCATTGGGTGGATTACAAAATGCACTTAAAAAATCTGGAAGTGGATTTGGAATAATGAAAGTTATTGCAATGGGTGCTATTGTTGGAATTCTTGGTGCATTAGCCATGGGAATCTCCGCTATGGAGAAGATGGGTAAAGCCACAATCGCATTCCGAGAAGAAACAGGATTACTTAGAGGTTCAATGGATGGATTGGAATCTAAGGTAAATTCAGCTGCTGGAGCTACATTTGGTATGACGGGTGATTTAGCAGAAGGAGCTAAGTTAGCAGGACAAATGATGAATGCGTTTGGTGGAGTTGAAAATCTTAGTAAGGGAGTATTAGTTAATGCAACTAAATTAGCGGCTGGTCTTGGATTAAGTATGGATGCTATTGGGGGTGTAAATAAACTATTCCAAAATGCATTCGGACATTCAGAAGATTTAGCACAAATGATGGTTAATACAACCGTTGAAGCTGCAACTTTAGCAGGTGTACCTGCAAATAAAGTTTTAAAGGATATGGCTGAGAGTTCTGAAGAAGTTTATACATTCTTCAAAGGTTCACCTCAAACATTACAAAAAGCAGCAATACAAGCAGCTAAACTAGGTACATCTATTAAACAAGCAGCGGGTGTTTCTAAGGGATTACTTGACTTCGAATCATCTATTAATAACGAATTAGAAGCAAGTGCAATTTTAGGTACTAATATAAACTTTAATCAAGCAAGGCAACTTGCAGCACAAGGTGATATCGTTGGAGCTCAACAAGCTACGATAAAAGAAGTAAGTAAACTTGGTGATTTATCGAAAATGAATTATTATCAACAAGAAGCTCTAGCAAAAGCAGCTGGTATGCCAATTGGTGATATGATTAACCAACAAAGATTACAGAAAAAGTTTGGTAGCTTAAAGGGTGAAGAATTAGCAGCAGCTCAAGAGATGATTAACAAGGGTAAAGATATCTCTAAAATGAGTAAAAAAGATATCAAAGCTGCTCTTGAACAGAAAAAGGTAGAAAATCAACGTACTACCGCAATGGAAGGATTAAAACGAAGTTTAGAATCTATAAGTTTATCAATAGGTAAATTATTTGTACCAATGGCTCAATCAGCAGTTGGTTTCTTAACAGACCCTGTTAACAAAAAAATGATAATGGCACTTGTTAATGGTATTATTTCTGGATTCAAATCAGTATATTCTACTTTAAAGCCAATATTCTTAAAAATTACAGAATTCTTCGGTGATATGTTTGGTGGAGATAATGCTACAAAAGTAGATGAAGCTGGTAACAAGATATCTGAAATTGAAACAAAGGCATCTAAATTTGGTAAAACTCTTGTATATGTAGTTGGTGGATTTGTTGCACTAAAATTCGCAATAGGATTAATCATGGGTCTTGTTAAGGGAATTGGATTAATGAGGGGTGCGTTTGGTGGTGTGGCAAAAACTGTAACTCAAACCGCTAGTTCAAGTGGTGGTTTCTTAAAAACAATGGGTAATGGTATCAAATCAATCGGTCAGGGATTAGGTGGAGCAATTAAATCTATCGCAGCTGGTATGGGTGGTGCAATGAAATCTATTGGTAGTGGTATTGGAGGTTTGATATCTTCTATATCAAAAGGTATTGGTAGTGCATTGGGTGGTCTTGGAAAAGGAATGGGTGCATTCTTACGAGGAATATCAGGAGGATTATCTGCATTAGCAAATCCAGCAGCTCTAATTGGATTAGCAGCAATCACATTAGCATTTATTGGAATGGCTGCAGCTTTACGAATTATGGCACCTGCTCTTGAACCATTAGGTAAAATGTTTAAATCAATATTTGAGGGAATTGCATCAATTGTAGTTCCTGTTATTCAAATACTTGTAAACGGATTTACTACATTAGCAGATGTTATTGGTGGTGTTATACTTGGTATAATGCGAGAATTTGGAGGTATTGTTGCAACACTTGGAGAAACATTTGTAAGTATTGCCAGTGTCATTGGAGATACCATTCTAGGTATATTTGATTCTGTTGGTGAAACACTTAGAATGATAGTAGAGAATTCAGGTAAATCAGGTGAGATACTGAAAATGTCATTTGCAATTGGTTCACTTGGAGCTGCACTTGCAGGATTCGGTGTAGGAGCAGGAGTAGGAGCAGCCGCTAGTGGTATGGGAAATATGCTTGGTTCGATAGGAAATGGTATTGCAGGATTTATTAGTGGAGAAAAAGCAGAACCAACTGGTCCTATGGCAATACTAAGTAGATTAATGGAGTTTGGACCTCAAATTGGTACATTCTCATCTGAGTTAGTTACGAGTATAGAGAATTTTGATTTATTCACAACAAGAATAGAATCAATGGCTTCTCCTATTACAATATTAACACAAGCAATGAATGATTTTGCAACTTCAATGAATTTAGTTGTAAGTTCAGCTGCAGCTTTAGCAGAATCAAATGTAGGTGATGTTACTGGAATGGCAGGAGCAACGACAGGAAAAGGATTCTTAAAATCAGGAAAAACAACTTTACCTGATACTATCACACAATTAGCAGCAGCAGTTGCACAAATTGAAATGAGTGGTGGTGATAATAAAGATATGTTAGATAAACTAGAATCAATTAGAAAAGCAATAATAGTAGGAACTGTAATTGAGATGGATGGAGTTTCAGTAGCAGGACAAATAAGTAAATACACCGAAGCTCAAGGTAGAGTAAATATGGCGAGTAGATTTATATCATAAAGGGAAAAATATATGCCAACAATATTAGAATTATTTAAAAACAAAGAACTAACATTTTCAGGTACAACTGCAGATGGATTGGTGGATTCTAAATCTCAAGAAAATAGAGGAGGTGTAGGTGCATCTATTTCAAACTATGTTGAACAAGAAACAACTGGTATTAGAGTAAAATCCTTAGTTGATATAAACAATCCTCTAATATATGGTAATCAAGCAGTTCGTATAGCACAAAGAACTACATCAGATAAGGATGCAATGACCGAGGGGTTATTAACTGATGGAGGTGGGGGTTTAGGATTAAACAAAGCCATTGGTAAGGCAAGAGATGCTGTAAATTCATTTCTTGGTATACCAGTAACATTACTACCATCGAGAATGGGTCTTGAAAAGGGTGATGAAGTTGGAAAAAGTCGAGGTGCAGGTAAACCAAAAGCCATAGCAGATGTTCCATCAAATCAAGCCTATACAAGAGAAACTTGGGGTAAAAACGGAACAGGACTAGGAGCTTTATTAAAAGCATCTGGTGGTAACCCATCAACAATGGCAAAACAAGCAGTTGGTGGAGCTCTTAATGCAGGAAAAGATGCATTACGAGGAGCAATATTTGGTAAACCTGGAAAACTTCCTAATAATTTAGGTTCAATACCAATATATAGAAGTTATTCTGATAACCCAAAGGATGTTAATGAAGATGCAACAGAAGGTAATTATTCAAAAACTCCAGGTCTTAAAAGTGACTTTGATACCGGTGATGTAAATGCTAGATTAGGTATTGGTATGAATGCACCAACAGATACAATTGGTTCTAATACATCTGCTACTTCTCTTTACCAAGTACCAACTACAGTCCCAACCACAGATTCTCCAGAAATACCATTTTGGATACAAGGAGTTGAGGAAGAAGAATCTGATAGACAATTCTTTAGAGCTACTGTAACCGGATTATCAGAATCATCAACACCAGCATGGAGTGGAAATAAATTTATAGGTAATCCATACAATTATTACACATATGATGGTGTAGAAAGGGCAATAACATTTAATCTAAACTTATATTGTATGAATCAACCAGAATTAATTATGTGTTGGGATAGATTAAAATATCTTACATCAAAAACATATCCTAAAATTACTGATGGAGGTATTGTAAATCCTCCTTTTATAATATTCCAATTAGGAGATTTATATAAGGAAAGGCATGGATTTATAGAATCACTTACATACACAATGCCAGATATGGGTACTTGGGAAGTGTATAAAGATGGATTACGTTTACCCAAATTTATAGATGTTTCAGCAACTATAAAATTATTAGAAACACCTGGAGCAGAATTACAATTATATGACTTTAATGGTGAAATAGCAGGTTCAGCGGTGAAATCCCTAACTCGACCTGTTAACGAATCCCCAAGAACTGGACTTTAATAAAATGGCAAATAGTAGATACGATAATAATAAAACACAAAAACTTAATGATGGTAGAACTGTCTTTAGGTCAAGAGTATATCCTAATATACCTAAATCTGATAATGATATATATATTGTAACACAAACAGATGATAGATTAGACACTCTAGCAAATGAATTTTATAAAGATTCTAGTTTATGGTGGATTATTGCAACTGCAAACAATATACATGATGCAACATTTGCATTACCCGATGGAACTCAATTAAGAATACCACAACAATACAATAAGATAGTAAACGATTTTAGAAAATTATAATGCATGGGAACATATCCAAAATATTCAAATTTATATCCCGAACTACGAGAGATACTAGATAGTAGAGCTGAAAACACAAACAAACCATGGAGTGAGGGTGGTGTTAGTGGATTATCTACTTGGATACGCATTATTTCAACTGGTAAATCAGCTGATAATGATGGTCCTGGTGGTTTAGTAATGCAAAGTATTCATAATGGTGGTTCAAATCCACAAGAACGTTTTGAAAACTCATATGGTAATTTAGATAAACCAGGTATACTTGGTTATGAAATGGATATGAAAACTCCTGTTGGTGTAACAGGTAGAGGATTGAGACCATCTCCCGTTGTAACATCATTTAGTGTTGAAGAAAGACAAGCAGGAGCTCTTAAGATAACTAAATTTGTAATTAAATGTTTTACTAAAGAACAAACTGATGAGGTAGCTAAATATTTCTTAGAACCAGGATTTCATGTTCTTCTTGAATGGGGATGGAACGTTAATGATTCATTTTCACAAAGAGTTGGAAATGGGGGTGCGTTTGATGTATGTGATGTAGTAGCATATTCTAATTGGGCTCATATTAAAGAAAAAAGAAAAGACTCAAAGTACCAATATGATGCATCATTGGGTATTGTATCAGGTGGAGGAGTAAATTTTGGTGAAGGTGAAACCTATGATATAGAAGTACAAGTATCAGGTACTGGTCAAGTAGCAGAATATATGCAAGTACAAACTGGTGGAAACAGAACTAACGAATCTGATGATAATAATCCTGCACCATTTGAACCTGAGAAAATCGGTAAAAGTACACCAGGAAGTGCGTTATTCAAACAAATGTTTAATGCATTGCCAGAACAAAAACAAACAAAAAATATTAGAGCATGGGTAAAGGGAGCTGATAAAAATGGAATAGAGTGGGCATATCCTGGTAATTATGTTAATTTTGATGAGAATGTAAGAGATTATTTACAAAAAACACTTACAAAGGGTGCAACTATTAGAAATAAAAGTGGAGATAAATTAGCAATCCCAAGTGATACAAATATGTTTTCAAATCAAAGATTTATTAGATTTGAATTAGCGGTTGCTATTTTAAATGATTATGTAGTTGATTTAAATCAAGAAGATACAGATTGTAAAGATGTAAAAAGTCAACTATTAACAATAGATACTAGTAATACTGTAATTAAAGGATTTCCACATATGTGGAGTACGGATTCCTCGGTATTATATATTCCAAATACAACTGCTCCTAGTTTTGGTTTAAAGGAAGCATTAACTGATTCTGATAACGCAGAGCCAGTAAAATTTATAAACTTTGAAGAACTCGATAATGAGAAAAATCTTTCAAACCTACATCCATTAGTAGAAGAAGCACCTTCTGGTAATGAAAGAGCAGAAAAGAATGGTTCGGCAAATGACCCATCAACTGGTCAGAGTAGACCTGTTCCTTTTGCATTTCCATGTACATATGATTTAGATGAAACTGTATTAAATTATGATTGTGATGAAACAATAGAGGCAACTAAGGAGAAGGCTGGATTTTGGGGATGGTTAAATGATTTATACATCAACTTTGATTTCTTCTGTCAATGTATTGATAAGAAGAATTTAAATTCAATCGATGTTATGTTTGAATTATTAAATGGTATGAGTGGTGCAGTTAATGGATTATGGAATTTTCAAGTAAGAGAAGGACCTAAACAAAATGATGATAAAGGACCAAATATTTTAGCATTTGAAGATATAAATTTCAGAGGTCATATTGAAAAGGAAACAGTAGAAGGAATCGCAACATACGAAGCAAGGGGAGTTCGTTCTCCGTTTACATCCATTTCATGGAAAATGAGTGTACCTGGAGCAATGCAATCTAGTGTTGTAATAAAAAATCTATCTTCAAATACAGTTGATGGTAGTGGGGATACTCCTTATATACATTACGGAGGAGTTTATTCAGACCCAAATAGTTTTGAAAATCAAGCTGGGACTATATTAAATAGAGCAACTGTGGGTAGTGGAGGTGATTCTGAAGCAACTCAAGAAAAACAAGAAAAAGAAGAAGTACCATCAAATGCTAAATCGTTTGCTTTATTTGCTCAAAAAGCTGGTGTATTTTCACGAGTACAAGATAGAAAAGGTAAAATAGATATAGTAGAAAATTTAACTGATAAAGAACTTGCAAAAAAATCAAATGGTGTTATTGAATCATTATTATGTGTAGGTACATGGAGTGATGTGGGAGCACTTAAATCTGTTGAGTTAATAGATAGGGGTTTAAAAGAAGAAGCGGGTATAAAAGGAAGCGTTGATTTAGAATATACAAAACGAGTTAATCCAATACCAGGTCTTGCGAGTATAGACTTTACCATTCAGGGATTAAGTGGATTTAAAGTAGGTGATATGATACAATTCGAAGGAACTCCATTTAAATTTGGACCTCCTAGTTTTTATCAAATTACAGGAGTTAGTCAAACAATGGGTGGTATGACTTGGACAACAAATATAAAGTGTGATTTTAGAATGGTAGGGGGTGAAGAATAATGAGTATTAAAAATAGATATAACGAAATAATTAAAACTCCTATTATAGAAAAGGATGTAAAGGCATATATACCTAATCCAAATGAAAAAGATTATACACGAGGATATATAAGAAGATACTTTCTTCAAAAAACAAATGATAAAGGTTCTCCTATATTTGAACTATCACAATCTAAAAAAGGACAATTTCTAAGTAACCCATTATATACAGTTGTTGATATTAAGTGGAGAATACGAGGACCTAGAGAAGTTGTATATGGTGATAATGGATTAATACGAGATAAATCGGTTTCTGGTTCTAATGCGATTGCTATAAAATTAGTTTCTCATTTAATTCCAAATTTAAAATTATACTTACCAAATTTACTACAATTTTATAAAAGTTAATATATATACATATAAAAACTAAATTAGGTTATATGAGTTATCTTACTGATGAAGAGAAACAACAACTTACCTTCGATTGGAGGTACAGAGGATTCTCAACAATACAATTACTTACTGAAGAAGAATGTGAAGAAATCAATACTGAGTTAGAACAACTTAGAACAAATAGATTCTACAATAAAGATACTGGCAATGAATGGGGAGAGTATGACCCATTTATGTATCCACATAAACTATCTGATAAACTTGCAAAACTTTTTTCACATCCAAAAATAATAGAGTCTTGTGAATTTTTAATGGGTGGTAGTGTAAGTGGTACTCAGACTTGGGCATATTTTAAACCACCTGGTCAATTAGGTAGGGATATGCATCAAAACTCGTTCTATACAAAATGCAAACATAATGAGTATGTTAATGTTGCACTAGCTTTGGATAATCATGATAAAGAAAATGGTGCTGTTTGGAATTTAGAGGGTACACATCGATTACCAATACTTCCAATTGAAGTTGATGATGAGAGAGCAAAAACAAACCCAAAAAACTGGTCAAATGAGAGAGGTAAACCATGTGTATTACCAATTGGTCATGATTTTAAAAAGATTGAAGGATATACTCGTAAGGGAGAAATGGTTTTACTTCATTCACACACAGTACATGGTTCAGAACCAAACGAATCAAATAGGTTCAGAAGAAACTTTTTAGCAGGATATGCATTACAATCATCAAAGTTTGAAACAGGTGGGCATATGAAACGAGAACCAATCGATGTATATTCTCTTAGAGAAAAACATTGGAATATATGAAAACATATAAGTTAAAATATGATACTTCATTATATCCGTTTAGAGAAATAGTTAAAACTAATCTAAAAACAAATACTCTTGAAAACTTACATGAAGTTGAAAAATATGATACTCTTGTAAGAGAAAAAGACCAATCAACTACTTGGCACAAAAGATTTTATCGTGATGATTTAAATAGATTTCAAAAACTATATAATACATTTATAAAAAATTTTATTAAATATGAGTTTGAATTGGATGAAATTATATACCAAAAAATACCAACGTTTAGAGTTCATTTAAAAGACAATCAAGCAGTTGGTGAATGGCATAGGGATAGGGATTATAACCATGGTAAGAGTGAAATAAATATTTGGTTACCATTTACTGATGCATATGATACAAATACTATATGGATTGAGTCTGAAGAAGATAAAAATGATTTCAAACCATATAATGTAAGTTATGGTGAAGTTCTTGTATTTAATGGAGCAAATCTTATACATGGTAATAAAACAAATATAGAACATGATACTAGAGTATCTGTTGATTTTAGAATAGTAAACCCCACAGAATTTATCCCATCAACTAAGGGTTCTATAAACACAAATACTTCTTTTGATATTGGTGGTTATTTTCAAAAATTATAAATGAAGAATGTAATAGTTTCAGTAGCAAGTCCTGATTATATACAATACTTTCTTCCTATGATTCAAAGTTCAATTGATGAAGGAAAGTGGGATGGTGATTTCTGTTTAATCGTAAATGAAGATATTGAATCGGAGTTAGCTAATAAACTAATACAAAAAGGAGTTCATATATTTAAAACACCTCAACTACCAGAAAACCCAACAATCCATTGGCATAAAATATATTTGTTTGATGGGTACTTTAAAAAATGGGATTGGGTATTATATTGTGATTTAGATGTTTTATTCTTAAATCCAATAGAACTTAATTTATCAGAAAAAGACAAGAACTTCATTTATACCAAAAAAGATGATTTATCATTTATGGAACATTTCTCAGATAATGAATCTAAAGAGAAAGATGTGATATATCAGAAGTATGGTGATGGGGATGCATTGCAAAGTTGTTTCTTATTATATCATAGTGATATGATTGATTCTAATTACTTTAAAAAATTATACGATGCATACTTGTATTACTATTGTGAACATAACCTAAACAAAAAACCATATTGGGACCAAACGATATTTAATATTGTGTTTTATAAAAAGTGGTTAGATATTGGTGATGAGTTCATAGCAATAAATCCTATGATGCATGATATTGAATGGAATTGGGATAAATTGAATAATCCCTATACAGATACTAATGATTATAGTAACACAATAGCACTACACTTTTTTCATTTTGTAGCACCTTGGGATAAGAACAATTTAAGATTTTACCCTATTTGGAAAAATTATAAAAATAAGTAAGAAAAAGCTTGTTTATTCCAATTTTTTTTCGTATATTTACATAGTAAATGAGTGGGGAATTATCCCCAAGATATAAACCTTAAAACTTAAAATATATGAATTACTTAGTACACCCTTCGAACATCGTATCAAGAGCCCTTGGTATCGATTCTTTCAAACAAATGATTAGTGATGAACAAGTACAATTCTCTGAATTGGTTGATACTTCTATACAGATTGCAGACGAATGGACTAACGATTGGGATGAAGACCAAGGATTTGGTTCTTCAGATGGAACTTACCTCCTAAAAGATTTCATGGATACAATTATTAGTAACTTCACTAATAGTATTTACAATAAAAGTGGATATCAAACAGTATTTAATCCTTGTTTATCGGTGGCAAAGATTTCTTAAAAATAATTAAGAAAAAGCTTGCATAATCCAATAAATAGTCGTATATTACTTATGTAATAAGAAATGATAATTATAAACCTTTAAAACATAAAACAAATGAATTATTCAGAATTAAAAAACCTTTCCCTTCAAGAACTAAGAGAGTTAAACTCTAAAATTGTAGAATTAGTTAACATCAAAAAATCCGAAATTGCTTGGGAAACAAAACAAGAACTTTATATCGGAGCTAACGTTTCAGTTAATCACCCAAAGTTGAGTGGTAAACAATGTAGAGTTAAGAAAATCAACAGAACCAAAGCTGTTATTGAAGTTCTAAAAGGAGCAGGTCTTCCTATGAGTTACAATGAATATAATGTTCCATTATCAATGTTAACCTTAAACCAATAAGATATGAAGATACCTAAAATAACAAAACCATGGAGTAATGAAATGTATGAATATAATGATTACGTTGCTGAATTCATGAAGATGGAAATTGAAACTAAGATTAACGAAGCTGAAAACAATGATGATTGGGATACTCTAAACGAACTAATGACTTTGTGTGGTGGTATTAAATATGGTGATGGTTACACAATTGGTGAACTATGGGAAGATTGTTTAAAAGAGTTACAGAACGTTCAGAACTATTGGTTACATGAAGAATTCCCATATGCTGTATCAAAAGGGTGGGTTGATGATGTTGATTTAAAATTCGTTGGTTATGACAAATAGTTGGTACTATCGAGAAATGGGTTCTCGAAACAAAAAGACAGGTAAGTTATCTTACTATAACGTAAAGGTAACCGATTATAAGATTGATGATTGTGAATGTCCAGCACGTTCCTTTCGTTCATATCAACCTTGTAAACACATGAAACGATTACACGAAAAATTAACACATTTAAGTATATAAATTATGAAAGAACCAAGAAATCGATATGTAGTAACAGTTGATATGTATGTGTATGGTGAGGATGATTACATGGCTCGTAAAAATGCACACAAAATGGTAGATAAGATAGATGAACTATATCCTAACGCTAGACCGAATGTAACAGAATTAGGATATCAACCATTCGCATCTTTACATTACCGAAAGTTAGATGACCACAGTAAACCAATCCCAAAAGAAAAAGAGGATAAACCTTTACCATTTTAAAATTATGAAAAAAGAAGAACAAGAGTTAGAATATGTTTCAATATTTCATTTCTACGAACAATTAAATAAAAAATAATTAGGATATTACAAATAAATTTTGTATATTAGTACCATTATGAAGAAAACAGATTTAACACAACAAGATGGAATGTATTATGTAGGACACTTAATCGATATCGATGGAAGTGGTTATGTAGATGAAGAAACTGCAGAATTAATCCTATTAGAACATAATGCTGGAGTTACTGCATGATTATAGTAGAAACTAATAAAGAGAAAGACCAATTCCTCGAATATTGGAATAACGAAGAATCTAAGATTATTCCGATTTGGGAAGATTTGGAAAGGCATCCTATGACAAATGGGTTGTCATTTTTGTATGTCCGATTCTCAAACTTAGATTTCATACTTCCATTTAACCATAATGATTGTGAAAAGTTAGAAATAGATTTATCAACCTCGAATCAAACAAAGTGGATTTGGAATAAAAAAGGTTTTTTACAAACCGATATTAAGGTAAATAACTTAAAAGATGTGCAAACTTCTTTATTCTTTGAAAACTTTAAGATATATCCATTTGGTGATAAATTAGAGGTTCTAACGAGTTTTTATACCCGAATGGGTATAAGGGATGGTTTGGGTAAATCTCTTCCTATAATGAAGTGGGGTGAGGTACTACAAGGTATTGTAGGTGAATGGGATATAAAACATACAAACAATTGGGTGGATGAAACGATGATTCCTATTCTTTCAGATATCGAGAGAAAAGGGATTCAAGTCGATAGGGAAAAATTTTTTGATAGATGGTCCGATAATAAGAAATCCTTATGGTTTTCACACACATTCACCGAGTACAATCCATACACGATTACATCAAGACCTTCAAACAGGCATTTAGGTATCAATTATGGTGCATTAAACAAATCCGATGGTAGTAGGGATGTATTCGTTCCAAAGAAAGGAAAGTTGTTCTTACAATTTGATTACGATGCATATCATGTTCGAATTATTGGTAAGTTGATTAAATACAAATTACCCGATACTTCGGTTCACCAATGGTTAGCAGACCAATATGGTTGTGATTATGGGGAATCCAAAGGAAGAACGTTCCGTATCCTATATGGGGGAGTATCCGATGAAGATAGAAAGATACCATTCTTTGATAAGGTAGATAAGTTTATTTCCAAGATGCAAAACGAAGCAGTGAGGAATGGGTATATACAAACTCCAAAAGGAAGAAAAATACCTTTGGGTTGGATTGAAAAACCCAATGCACAAAAGTTTTTTAATTATATTCTTCAAGCGACGGAAACTGAGTTTAATATTGAGGTACTGAGTAAACTTAAGAAGTTACAACTTCCTCTTCCTATATTATACACTTATGATTCATTCTTATTTGAATTCGATGATTCTGAGGTTGAAACTATTAAATTAGTTAAATCCGTTCTCGAAAGTTATGGATTTCCTGTCAAAGCAGATTGGGGAAGTGATTATGGAAAAGTTTAATATTTATATATTGAACTAAACTTTTAATTAAAATTATGAATTTATTAAAATCTATCTTCCTTACATTCCTCTTAGTTGGGTGTAGTCCGGAAGAAATCGTTGCTCAAGAACTAAGAAGTGAAATAATTATTGAGAACGAAGTATTTAAAGTGTGGTATAGTGAAGTATTGGAACAACCAGTTAAACTTATATACACATCAACTAACAGAGAAAAAAACGTAGACAGAGGTAACATGGATTTTCACAAAGAAAATGGTGTCCATACTTCCGATAAACACGATTATTACTCTAACCCATGGGATAAAGGTCATCTTGCTCCAGCAGCAACATATTCCGATTCTTATAATAATCTTTATACGACATTTTCTTATCTAAATTGTACATTACAACAACAAGATTTGAATAGAGGTGCGTGGAGATTGTTAGAACAAGAAGAGAGAGTATGGGATGATATCCAAAATCTAACAATAACAATCGAAAATATCTTTGAAGAAGGACATGAAGTTTTACCGACAGGTGGACATATTCCAACTACAATGATAAAAACAATTTACTTTGAACAAGATGGTACTTGTAGAAAATTTGTATTCCCAAATGAAAAACCTACCAAACCTTGGATAGAATACGAGGTAGAGTGTA